GCGGCTGGCGAATCTCGAAGAAGAAGTCGCTGGCCCGGATCGACGGAACGGTGGCGATGACGATGGCCGCCGACCGCGCGATCTACTGGAAGATGACCCCACCGCGGCGCAACGACGCCGCCTTCAGGTAGGAGGGAGCAGCATGGTCGTAGCGGCTGGAACTGGAATTCTCGTGACCATCCTGGTCATCCTCATCCTCGCCGGGATCGCGCTCTACATCTGGAAGCGGGTCTAGTTGGCCACGCAGCAACGCAGTCCCGGTGCTTGGCTTACGTTCCTCGAGCCCCGTCTCGACGTCCAGAGTCAGAGCATCAACATCTATCGGCGCTACTACGCCGGGGTGCATCGTCTGAGCTACGCCACGGCGAAGTTCAAGGAGGCGTTCGCGCGCTTCTTCCCGCCGATCGCCGACAACTGGATGCAGATTGTCGTCGACGCCCCCGTCGAGCGGCTGCGGATCATCGGCTTCCGCTACGGCGGCGACGCCGGGGTCGATGACGTGGCCCCGATCGACGAGGACGCGCGCAAGACGTGGCAGCGGAACAACCTCGATCTGGTCAGCCGCCAGGTCCACACCGAGGCGATCAAGTGCGGGGTTGCTTACCTCCTCGTCGATCCGACGCCGGACGAGGGGCCGCGGATCACCGGGGAGCACGCGCACCAGGTCTACGTCCACGTCGACCCGGAGAGTGGCGAGCGTCTTGCGGCGATCAAGCGATGGGTCGGCGACGACGAGTTCACCTACGCGAATATCTACATGCCGGACGGCATCGTCAAGTTCCGGTCGAAGGAGAAGGTCAGGAACTCGGGCCTCGGCGCAGCCAGCTACACCCGGATCGACGCCGGGGTCAACGACCTCCAGGTCGTGCCGATGATCCCGGTGATGAACAGCCCGGACATGCTCCACGGCGGCACCTCGGACCTAGAGGTCGCCATTCCGATCCAGGACCGGATCAACAAGCTTTGCCTCGACCTCGACGTCGGCTCCGAGTTCACAGCGGCCCCACAACGCTACGCAAGCGGCTGGGACCCGCCGCGCGACCCGCAGACGGGCCAGCCGCTCAAGAAGGCTCAGCAGGCCGCAGCGGTGTCCCGGATGCTCGCCTTCCCCGAGGTCGACACCAAGGTTGGTTCGCTGCCCTCCGGCGACCCTGCGGCATGGGTGACGCCGATCGAGATGTACGTCAAGCACCTGGGGGCCGTCAGCCGGACGCCGCCCCACTACCTCCTCGGCCAGCTCGCCAATGTCTCCGGCGACGGGATGAAGATGGCGGAGACGGGCCTCGTCTCGAAGTCGACGGCGAAGCAGGACGACTTTGCGGACCCGTGGGAGGAGACGGTCAGCCTCTCGATCGGCAAGGACCCGGAGAACTGCGAGGTCCTCTGGGGCGATCCCGAGAGCCGGACTTTCTCGCAGATGGTCGACGCGGTGGTCAAGGTGCGCGACTCGCTGGAGATTCCGCTCGAGGTCGCCTGGGAGATGGTCGGCCTCACCCCGCAGCAGATCAACCGGATTCGCCGCCTCCTCAAGGTCAAGCCGGGCCAGTCGGTCGACGAGGTGGTCCAGGCGCGCAAGCAGGCCGAGCAGCAGGCGCAGTTCGACCGTCAGCAGCAGATGGTGGACGCGCGTAGACAGACTTCACAAACTGGAGGTGGCGCGACGCCACCAGGCCAGCCACAGCAAAACGGACGGAAGCGCGACGCTCCCGTCCCTACCCCATAGGAGGGCGCGATGCCTGACGAGGGAACCACCGGCACCGGGACACCGGCAGCCGGCGAAGGACAGACGGATGAGTCCGGGGGGCTTCTCGCGGCCCTCGGCTTGCGGCGCACGACGCCGCAGGAGCAGACCGGAACCGGCGAGCCGGGATCGGGTCAGCCAGGAGGCGCGACGCCTCCCCGCGAGGAGGACAAGACAGGACGACAGGACGGGCAGCTCGGCGACGCCGGGTTGAGCGCCCTGGAGAAGGAGCGCGAGGCAAGGCGCGATGCCGAGCGGGCGCTCAAGAAGTTCCAGGAGGACGTCGAATGGGAGAAGTCCCAGGCCCAGCGCAACGAGCGCGAGAAGCTGGAGGCCGAGCGCGACCGTTACAAGTCGCGAGCGGAGGAAAGCGACCAGACGATTCTCCGAGTCCGTGTGGCGGCAGCGAAGCAGCTCCCGCCCGGCCTGGCGCTCCGCGTCCAGGGCAACACGGAGGCCGAGATGATGGCCGACGCCGATCGGCTCCTGGCGGAGCTCGATGGGTTGAAGCCACGAGTGGGGTTCGACGGAGGAGCGCGTGAACCGGCTTCTTCCGACTCCCCCGAGGAGGCGCACAGAAAGCTCATCCTCGGGCTCCTCGGTCGAGACACCGATCAACCCACCTAGCCCCGCCGCGTCTCGCGTCGGGGGAAGGAGCTAAGTAAATGGCTAACCAGATTCCGCTTTCTGGCGCGTCCAACGCGGCAGGCGGCTATCTGCTCCCCCCGGAGCAGGGTGAAATTCTCACGAATGGCATCCTGCTGGAGAGCGGGGCATTGCAGCTCGCGGGCGATCGCCGAACGACGAAAACCCGCAAGACCCAGTACCCGATCTGGCTCGGTCAGCCGACCGCGGGCCCCGTGGGTGAGGGAGCGAAGAAGCCCCCGACCGGCGCGGAGCTCGGCCAGACGGCCATCAACATCAAGAAGTTCGCCACCTACGTCATCTTCACGGACGAGATGATCGAGGACCTCCAGGCGGGGGACCTCAACGTGCTGGTGGATTCCGGGGTTCGCTCCGCGATCAACGACTCGATCGACGCCCACGCGCTGGGACTCGACTCGGGTGCCGCGATCACGGGGGTCTTCGACTCCGAGCTGACCGGGACCACCTCCACGGTGGAGTGGGTTCAGGGTTCAGCGGACGGCCTGGAGAAGGCCGTCTCCGCCGCACTCGGCGTCCTGGAGGGCAACGGGTACGGCAATCCGGGTCAGCAGGCGATCCTGCTCGGCTTCGGGTTCGCACAGAAGCTCCGCGACGCCCGCAAGGCCGTGGAGACGACGGATCGGGTCTACGGCGACACCGTGCGTGACCCGCTCTACAACCGCCAGAACGCCGTCTCGACCAACCTGAACACCGCCACAGAGGCGGCAGGGGCCGGGAAGGTCGTTGGGCTCGTCGCGTACAAGCCCAACATCCACGTCCGGGTCCGCTCGGACGTCAGCGTCAAGGTGTCCACGGAGGCAACCGTTTCGGACGGCTCGACCGACCGCAACGCCTTCGAGGAGAACCTGACGGTCATCCGGTACGAGACGCGGCTCGGGGTCATGGCTCACGATCTCAACCGCGCCGTCGTCGCCATCATCAACGCCGCGTAGAAAGGAGTTCGATCTACATGGCGAAGGCAAAGTCAGATGCGGCCAAGGCGCTCGCGGACGATCCGAACGCCTCGGTGCCGGTGGAGTCCGGTTCATTCGACAAGAGCAAGGTGTCCCCGGACGTCGATGCTCGCTCGGACGACGGGCTCTCCAGCCAGCCGCAGCACAGCACCTACAAGTCGCAGGAGCCCGAGGAGGCCAACCCTCCGAACGGTCCTGAGACTGTGCAGGAGCGTGGCGTCGCCAAGCCGTAACAGGCTGGACGACGAACCGGGTTACGAGAGCCCGGTTCAGTCCGCTCGCGGGGTGGGGTTGTATATCCCACCCCGCGAGTCGGACTGCACGGGCGAGCATCCGTCCTGGTGGGACATTCAGTGGAACACCGGCGACGAGTGCGTCGACGAGGAGTACCCGGAAATCATGCCCACCCGCAGACATTGGACGATCTACTGATGGACCGAACTGCTGCTGAACTCCGGCTCAAGAGCATGACCGCCTGGGACGAGGACCCCGCCCTCTCTCAGGAGGAAATCGACGACCTTCTGGAGCAGGCCAAGGTCCCCGACGCGGACGGCCTCGCGATCACCGATGCAGCCTGGGACCCGACGTGGGACCTCAACTTCGCCGCCAGCAAGGGCTGGGACCTCAAGGCCGGGAAGGTGGTCAACCGCTTCCGGTTCGAGGAGGACAACCAGGTTTTCCACCGCAACCAGATTCACGACCACTGTCTCGCGATGAGCAAGCGGTACGGGCGAGGAGCTGCTTACGCGCGCGTAGGGGGCTGACGTGGGCGCATCCTTCCGCCACGGACCACCCGGCCCGGAGGGGCCGCAGGGTCCGACAGGAGCCACCGGAGCCACCGGAGCGACCGGAGCCAAGGGCGACCAGGGCGACGACGGTGACACCGGCCCACAGGGCGCTCAGGGGCCGCAGGGCATCCAGGGCCTAACCGGGTCGACCGGAGCCACCGGGGCCGCTGGTGCGACCGGGGCGCAGGGCGCTCAGGGTCCGCAGGGGACGACCGGCGCAACCGGGGCGCAGGGTCCACAGGGTCCAGCCGGTGACGATGGAGCTGATGGCGTGGACGGTGCCACGGGTCCGGCCGGGCCCACCGGAGCTACCGGAGCCACCGGGCCTACGGGCTCTGCCGGGGCGAAGGGAGACAAGGGCGACACGGGTGACACCGGACCCACAGGCCCCGCAGGCCCAACCGGACCCACGGGGGCCACCGGGGCCGCAGGCGCGACGGGCGCGACAGGTGCGACCGGCGCAACCGGGCCGACAGGTGCGACCGGGCCGGCCGGTTCCGACGCGCCCACCGGCAAGCGCCTCCTGGAGAGCGCGCCATGAGCGACGTGATCGAGGCCAAGCCAGGCGAGAAGTTCTACGCCACGGTTGAGGGCGCGCCGCCAGGTGTTCCTATGGGGATCGAGGTCCAGGACTTCGACGGCAACACGGTCGTCCCGCACACCACCACCGGGATCACCGAGGTCGCTCCCGGCGTCTACGCCAGCTACTCGCTGAACGCGCCGAACTCGGTCGGCCACTACCTCGTCATCTGGGATGACGGCAGCTTCCCGCTCGACGAGAACGACGTCGCCTCGGAGGAGCTCGTCGTCCGAACGCTCCCCGGCCAGCTTCCCGGCCTCTCGGAAATCGAGGGGATGCGAGCTGCGTTCGACGCCACGCTCCCGGACAGCGCCACCATCTTCCGACGCACCCGGTTCCCGGACGGCCTCGGCGGCTACACCTACACCTGGCAGCCGCACCTCGAGGACGAGCCCTGCCGCCTCGGCTTTCCGAGCGGCGGTGAGTCGGACACGCGCGAGCAATCGAAGATTCGCCTCGTCGACGAGTCCACCCAGGTCGTCTGGCTCCGGGCCAAGACCGACGTCAAGGACCAGGACCGCATCCAGATCAACGGCGAGACGCTCTACGACGTCAACGCCGTGCTGGTCCGCGGCAACTGGGAGATCGCGCGCCGCCTGCGCGTGACTGAAACCGAATGGCAGGACGACGAGCCTGATGCTTAGAGCGCCAGCGGGAACAATCCTCAACGGCCAGAAGGTCGGTGGTCGGTTCATCTCCGCCGTCCAGGCCGAGACGTCGATCGCGGAGATGAACGCGATGAACGCCAGCGGCCTCAGCCGTGGTGCGGTCGCGATCCAGCCGCGATTCGGGTACGAGAGCCGCTTCCCTTTCGTCGAGGCCGCTCTCGGGATTCGCTGCCATGCGGCAGCCGGGGAGACGGCCCAGATGATCCTTGAGGATGCGAAGAACAACCTCTCGGACGCCGGAGAGCACCCCTACGCCACGGGCTACCTTGCCGACAGCCTGGAGCTCGCGGAGCTGACGGATGTGGGGGACTGGGCGGTGACGACTGACGTGGAGTACGCGCCCTACGTCGAGTTCGGCTCCTCTCATGCGCCGCCGCATCCGTACATCCTCCCCGCCGTCGAGGCTCACCGGGGCGACTTCATCAACAAGGAGATGGCGGCGGTGGCAGAGGCCGCGAAGGCGACGATGATCCCATGAGCGGCGTCCTGCCGACGAAGGAGGCGATCTGGACCCTCCTCAGCTCCGATCACATCCTGACCGAGATGCTCCACCACGGCGCTGACGGGGTATACGAGCGTTCCGGGCCCCAGGAGGCGGTCTACCCGATCTGCGTCTACTTCAAGAGCACGTCGGTCCCCGAGTACGACTTCCGGGGGCACTACGACGAGGAGGTCTGGACGATCAAGGGCGTCGACCGCGGTGACAGCAGCGTCAACTCCTCCGCGATCGCCGACCGGATCGAGGCCCTCTGCCACGGCCACGCGCTGACCATCGTCGGCCACGACGTCCTCTACTTCGAGAAGGAGCAGGACGTGGACTATGGCGAGGTCGAGAAGGGCGCGATCATCCACCACACCGGGGCGACGTATCGGCTCTGCAAGGAGCCCTCCTGATGGACCTCCCCACGGTGCGAGCGCGGCTGGAGAAGATCGCCTACGAGGTGGTGCAGGAGAACGACATCGGCGCCGGGCAGGTCTATGTCGGTAGCCGCACCGTGGAGTTCCAGGAGCCCGCCGGCGAGGTCTGGAACTTCGGCATCACCGTCTCGATCCCCCACGGCTTCGACCAGGCGCTCCCGGACTTCGACGGCCTGATGGCGGGCCCACGCCCGCTCAAGGATGCGATCGAGGAGGACCGCTCCCTCGGCGGCGCGGTCATGGACCTGGACGTGAAGGCGATCCGGGGCCCGCAGCGTTCACGGGACGACGACGTGACCGTGACCGAGTGGATCGTGCAAATCCGAGCAGAGGAGTAGCTCTTGACGACGTACAACGTCACAGGACCCACCAACTTCCGGGGCCACAAGCCCGGCGAGACGTTCGACGCCGAGCTCTCCGAGGCGGAGGAGGCGCGGGCAATCGCTCGCGGTTCGATCGCCAAGGGCGAGGGCCAGGAGGAGAAGAAGCAGCTCGAGGACCTCTCCCGCAGCGAACTCGACGCGAAGGCGTCCGAGGTCGGTGTGGGCGAGCCCGAGAAGCTGCCAAACAGGGCGGCCGTCATCGACGCGATCCGCTCCTACGAAAAGGAGTAACCACACATGAAGCGAGTGCTCCGTGATGTGACCATCGAGGTCGACGGCCAGGACCTCTCGGATCACTTCTCCGCGATCACCGTTGAGGACTCAGCGGCCGACGTGGACGGCACGGCCTTCGGGTCGCAGTACGTCCAGACGCTCAAGGGGATGCGGACGGCACAGGTCACCGGCACGGTCCAGCAGGACTTCGACGCCGGTTCCGTCAACGCAACCCTGGGGCCCCTCAACGACACCGACACCCCGTTCAAGGTCATCGTCACGCCGACCTCGGATGCGGTTTCGGCCACCAACCCGGCGTTCGTGATGCCGGACGCGCAGCTCCTCGGCTACACGCCGCTGGGCGGCTCGGTGGGCGATCTGTCCACAACGGACGTGACATTCAGCAACGCGGGCGATCAGGGCGTCGTGGAGGTCACGAACCCTGCCGATCCGCTGCTCTCCTAGGAAGGGGACCCAGATGGAAAGCGAGGGGAACGGGCACAGGATTCTCACCGCAGAGGACCTGGCCAACAAGGTGCGGTTCAAGTTCCGTGAGACGGAGCTGGACCTCACCGACAAGGGAGTACCCGGCATCATCGTCCTCAAGAGCCTCACGGTTCGCGAGCGCGAGCAGTTGCCGGACCCGGTGGACCTGACGGAGGTCGACGATCGGGGCGAGCGCACCCGCAGGGCTCTCGAGTCAGCGGGCGAGGTGTTCGCCCTGATCGTGGCCCAACCGAAGGTCACGGCGGAAGCAGCCGCCGAGTTTCTCGGTGACTGGCCGACAGAGGCTTACGACGCCATCTCAGAGGCGTATGGGTCGATGGTCGGCAACCGAGAGGAGGCCCAGGCCGCGGCCGGGGAGTTTCCGAAGGAATAAGGAGCTCCGGTCGAAGTTCAACCTGGCCTCCCGGCTCCACAGGTCCGTCGCCGGCTTCTACGACGACGACGGCAACCTCCTGGAGCCCGGCATCGAGCACATGCTCGACCGTGAATTCACCCTCTGGGGCGAACTGAGCCTCCGCGAGGGCGACGAGATAACAGAAGCGAGCTAGCGGGGCGGGAGAGTGTACGCGCGTACACCCCGCCACCGCTAACCCACCCAAATCGGCACACGCGCCATTCTGGGTGCCTTTCCGCTAACGGGCGAAGGGAGGTGAATCCTTGCCCGCCTCAACAACTGGACGGCCAGCAGCCGTCCTCTCCATCCTGGTAACGGCCAACACGCGCGCGGCTCGTGCCAACATCGCGGCCCTGGACCGGCAGCTCGCCTACTCGGTGAAGCGCGCGGGTGCGGGGTCTGTTGCTTTGCAGAGGGCCGCTACGGCGATGAAGTTCGCCGGGGTCGGCCTCGCGGCGGGGTTGGCGGGATCGGTCGCAGCGGCGGTGTCGTTCGAGCAGGAGTTCGCCAACGTCAAGAAGACGGTCCAGGCGACGCCAAAGGAGTTCGAGAAGGTCCGCACGGGCATCCTCGACCTCTCAGAGAAGATTCCAGAGAGCGCCAACTCACTCGCGGACCTCGCGGGCGAGGCTGGCGCTCTCGGCGTAAAGGCGAAGGACCTGGTGGGGTTCACCAAGATCGCCTCCCAGCTCGGCACGGCGACCACCATGACGTCGGAGGAGGCCGCTGACGGCCTCGCGCGGCTCGGGAACATCATGGATCAGCGGTCGGTCCCGGCGACGAAGCGCATGGCCTCCACGTTGGTCGCGCTCGGCAACAAGGGGGCCTCCACCGAGTCGGAAATCTCGGCCATGTCGCTCCGCATTGCGGGAGCCGGGAAGACGGTCGGGCTGACCTCCCAGCAGGTCCTCGGCCTCGGCGCGGCGCTGGCCAACCTCGGCATCCGGTCGGAGATGGGCGGCTCGGCGATCTCCCGCGTCCTGCTGGCGATGAACGCGGCGATCGCCAAGGGTGGGCCGGAGCTCCAGCTCTGGGCGAAGACGGCGGGGATGAGCGCCAAGGAGTTCGCGGATGCCTTCAAGAAGGACCCGACCACCGCGATCGCGGACTTCTCCGAGGGCCTGCACAAGATTCAGCAGGGCGGTGGCGACGTCACCGCGGTCCTCAACGACCTGGGGACGGCGGCACATACCTCGATGAACGAGATTCGGGTCCGGGACACGCTGTTGCGCGTCGCCTCGAACACGGATCAGTTCACGACCGCGATGGGCCAGGCCAACCGGGCCTGGGACAACAACAATGCGCTGGCGAACGAGGCCCACCAGCGATACAAGACCCTCGCCTCGCAGCTCACGTTGCTCAAGAACAGCATCGTCAGGACCGGGATCGACATTGGCACCGGGCTGCTGCCGGACCTTCGCGACATGGTGAAAATCCTCCGCGACCCGAAGCTGACGACGGACGAGAAGATCAGCGGCATCCTCGACAAGATCAGCGAGATGGCGTCGGCGGCGGGGCCGAAGCTGGCGGGGATCGGCGCGAAGATCATGCTCGACATCGTGAAGGGCATGGTCACGACCTTCACCAACACCGACAACCCGCTGATCCGGCTGTTCGAGGTTGCCGGATTCATCCGGCTCGTCGGTGGGCCCGGCGCTCTGCGCGGCCTCGGGATGAAGATGGGCAGCTACATCGGTGCTGGCGCGGCGGCGGGGACCACGGAGTCGATGATGAGCGGCAGCGCGGCAGGCTCCGGCCTTGCGTTCGTCGGCGCTGAATCGGGAGGTGCGAGTAGGTTGTCCAAGATCAAGGCCGGGGCGTTCACGTTCGGCAAGGTCGTCCTCGGGACGGCGATCGGCTTCGGCATCCTCAACGGCGTCACCAACACGCTCACCGAGAGTCACGCCGATCGTTCAATCGGCGGCGTCCTTCAGGACAATAGCGTCAACTTCTTCCGCACCTTCGGCATCAACCTCGGCAACACCACCGCCGAGAACTTCTCCGAGGCTTTCACCAGCAGGCTCCAGTCGGTCAGCGAGGCCGACATTCTCGGCCCGCAGATCAGCAACACGACGATCGACAAGATGCGCGCCCGGATCGCGCAGCGCATGGGGGCCAACGCTGACTTCCAGCCGAGCGCCGATGCGGTGCAGGCGAAGCTCCAGCAGGCCCTCAGTCGCAAGGGTGCGAAGCCGATCCACGCTCGCAATCTGTTCTCTGACATTTGGGACCAGATGACGCCCGACGAGCACCGCATGGCCCAGAGTGTCATCGAAGCGGGACGCGGCGCGGCGCGGCTCCTCCAGGACCACCACATCGACCTGCCGGCCGACTTCATCCGAACGAACCCGGACGCGGCGAAGGCGATGGAGGCGCAGCTCCAGAGTGGGTTCGGCGCGCTCAAGTCCGGGGCCCTGACGCGGATGGGCGACATCAAGAAGGTGTTCAAGCGCAACCAGGGCGTGATCGCCGACAGCGGCCTCCCGGCGCAGTCGAAGGCCGTCCGCGAGGCCACCGCCGAGAACATGCGCCTGATGGCCGAGTCGATCGGCCAGTCGATGAAGAAGTCCGGCAACTACACCAAGGCCGGGCTTGAGCGCATCCAGAACCTCATCGAACACGCCGACATCATCACCGCCACCGCGCACCAGGCGGCGGGCTTCACGCGGACCTGGGCGAAGGGCCTCGACACCAATAAGGAGGCCACCGAGCAGAACGTCAAGGCCGTCATCAAGAAGATGGAGCGGCTGCCTCCCGCGACCCAGAACATCGCCGAGAAGACGATGCTCCAGCAGCTCCATATCCAGCACAAGCAGGGCGACCTCTCGAAGAAGAACTACGACAAGCTCGTCTCGATGATCGTCGGCCACTTTGGCCAGGTCCAGGACAAGGGCACGTCCAAGACCGCGGGCATGGCGAAGGGCGTCATGACGATCGTCGGCGGCATGGTCGACGCGGTATCCGGCAAGGGCGGGTTTGGCACCCTGGAGAAGAACGTCAACAGCGCCCTGTCGGCGTTCGGCACCCAGAGCAAGTCGAAGATCAATTTCACGATCGAGAAGGCGGCGAAGGCCGCTGGCAGCTTCCTCGGCAGCCTCCAGGCGGGCGGCAAGGCCGCGACCGTCCCCGGCCACACCGGAGGCGATCGCCACCTTCTCTCGCTCGGCGGTATGCCGATCGCGTGGGTCGAGTCCGGCGAGGACATCTTCGTCGGCAACCGGACGATGAGCAACTCGCTCAACGAGCTCAACACCCGAATTCCACGCAAGGCGGGCGGTGGCTCGGTGACCGGCGACACGGCAGGCCTGGTGCCACAGTTCATGGGCGCGCTCCAGGCGATGAGCGCCGGGACGCATACTGGGATCAACGTCCTCTCCGGCTACCGCTCGCGCGCCGAGCAGGAAATTCTCTACCAGCGTTACCTCAACGGCACCGGCAATCTGGCCGCTCCCCCAGGTACGTCACACCACGAGCTCGGGATCGCCGCCGACATTGCGCCGGGGCGTGAGGTGTTCGGATCGGCGGCGGGGAAGTACGGGCTCGGGTTCACGGTCCCCACCGAGTCGTGGCACATCGAGCTGCTGAACGCGGCCGCGGCGGGGAAGATGGGGCCGCAGGTCAAGAAGCTGGCGCGCTTGCTCCTCCACGGCCAGAAGGGCGGTCTGAGGTCCCTCGGCCAGGGCGCCCTCGACAAGGTGCGGCAGCAGGCCAACCGCTACCTGATGGCCCATGCGTCGGCGGTCGGCGGCACCGTCCCGGCGAAGGGTCAGTACGACATGGGGACGTTGGAGAAGCTCTGGTCTGGCACCGGCTCCAACGGCGATCCGCACTTGATGGCGGCGATCGCGATGGCCGAGTCGGGAGGAAACCCGAGCGCCGACAACGGGATCGCTCGAGGTCTGTGGCAGATCATCAGCGGCACCTGGTCGGCCTACGGCAAGGGCTCGTGGGACAACGCCTTCAACCCGAACATGAACGCTCAGGCCGCGCACCGCATCCTTGCCGGGTCGGGCCTCGGCGCGTGGGACACCTACAACAGCGGCGCGTACCAACAGTTCATGCAGGCTGGTGGTCGTCTGCGGCTGCCCCCGTTCGGCGGCGTCTTCCACAACGGCGGCACGGTGCCGGGGCCAAGGGGGGCCGAGAGGACGATCATCGCCAAGAGCGGCGAGGCGGTCAGTAGGAAGCGCCAGGAGATTCGCATTGTCGGCGACCTCCAGGTGAACTGGAAGACCGGCAGGGCCGTCATCCGTGGCATCGCGGAGGAGGCTGCCAACGAGGCCGTCAACGGCCAGCGGCGGCTCGGTAATCAGATCGACAGGATGGGGAGTTCTCGTGCCTGACGCCACAGTCAAGAGTCACTCGGACGCATGGGTCGACCAGAACGCCGCCCACAAGAACTGGGGCAAGGGCAATCGGCTCCACCTGCGCGGGCCGGGCTCCGGCCACCAGAGGCAGGTCTTCATGGGCTTCGCGCGCCCGTTCCCCCACAACACGAAGCTGGTCGTCAAGGAGGCCACGCTCCAGCTCCGGGTCAAAGACGACTGGGGCGGCTCCCATGACGTCACGGTGAAGCGGGTCCAGGACTCGTGGAAAGAGCACCGGATCACCTGGACGAACGCGCCCAACGCCACCGACAACAACTCGGCGACCGAGAACGTCACCGATGCCGAGGACGGCGACCTGGTGGAGATCGACGTCACCGACATTTGCGCTGACTGGAACCTGGGCGCTGACAACTTCGGCTTTCGCTACGAGCTCGACGACGACGTGGACCGGACCTTCTACGCCTCCGACTCTCCGAGGCACGAGTACCACCCACGTCTGTACGTCAACTGGGGCTTCGCGCCCTACCCGCCCGTCGACCTGGACCCCGCTGGCGGCCAGGTTGTCGGGATCGCGCACCCGAACCTCCAATGGAAGTTCGCCGACATCGTGCAGGAGAACACCCAGTCGGCCTCGCGGGTTCAGATCGCCGACGACCCGGCCCACTTCGGATCGCCGCTGTACGACTCGTTCAAGCAGCCGAACACGATCCACCGCTGGTCGCTGGTCGGGGAATACACCCTCACCGACGGCAACGACTACTACTGGCGGGTTCAGACCTGGGACGACGACAACCGCGCCTCCGGCTGGTCGGACATTCAGCACTTCAAGCGCGTGTCCAAGGGGACTCTCGACTTCGTTTCGCCGGGCCCCAGCCACACCGTCGACGACGTGACTCCGCTCATCTCCTGGGCCTTCTCGGGTGAGCAGACGCGCGCGCGGCTCCAGCTCCTCGAAATCCTCCCGGACAAGACGAGTCGCGAGCGGTGGGACTCCGGCGCCCACAAATACACCGCCGACCACATGACGATCCCGTCGAAGAAGGGGCACAAGGGACCGCGGATCAAGTCGGGCCACAACTACCGCCTCCGGCTCTACGTCTGGGATGACGAGGACCGGGTTGGCGTCTCCAACGACCACGCCTACGCCTTCGCCCAGATGGACTTCACCTACGTCCGTGACACCACTCCGAACCCGGTGTCCACGCTGTCGGTGTCCGAGGTCCCGTTTGCGGCCCCTGGGGCCCTCGTGCATTGGACGCGGGCCACGACCCCGGACTTCTTCTGCATCACGCTCAACGGCGAGGAGGAAATCCACAGGATCAACCCCACGGATGCCTTCGTCTCGGCGGGCGTCTACGAGTACGTGGTCTGGGGCCTGGACCCCCGCGAGGACTACGAGATCGGCGTGGAGGCGGTCGAGATCATCGGCGACCACAACAAACACTCCGGCGACGGGCCGGGGCCGGTGACCTTCAAGACGGACCCCACGGGCATCTGGCTGATCGACGACGACTTCGGCGACGTCGTGTTCATGCGTGGAGCCGACACACCGGACATGAGCATCGGCGAGTCCGGCACCACCTACCAGCTCGTCGGCAACCAGGTCCCGGTCAGGATCGTTGACGCGATCCGCGGCTACGAGGGCACCGTCAGCGGCTTCCTGCTCGGCGATGACGCGCGCAAGCGACTGCTGGAGATCAAGGGCCGCGTGAAGGAGGTGCGGCTCGTGGTCGGCAACCTCAACATCCCGGTCATCCTCGAGGAGATCACCGTCTCGCCCAGCTCCGAAATCCCGATCCAGGG